TCTATATGAAGTATCGGAACGCCAAAGGCATGATAGTAGAAGAACTGATTGAAGTTAAACCTTTCAGTCAATGTTCACCACCCAATCCAAAGAAGAAACTTACAAAGACAGGTAGAACATCTAAGCGATATCTTAAAGAAGTACAAACTTATATGGTTAATGAAGCTAAATGGACTCAAGCTATGTCGTTTTGTAAAGATCGTAATTGGAAATGGAGAATTCTTACAGAAAAGGATATAAACATCTATTAGTGACATAAATACTATAAACTACATTATGTATTATATAATGTCAAATACAAAATAATATAGGAGAATATATGAATAAATTATTAGTATTATTAAGTAGTGTACTATTGAGTACATCTACATTAGCAATGAGTGGTCATGTTGGAATCAGCACTGACTATATGTGGCGTGGTCAAACACAAACTGATCATGGACTAGCAGTGAACTTTGGTATAGAACAAGACCTTGGTCAAGGTTTTTATATAGGTAACTGGAACTCAAGCGTTGATATAGACGGTGATAGAGAGTTAGAGTCTGACTTTTTCGGTGGATACACAAAATCATTTGATTCAGGTTTCTGGTTCAATGGTGAGTATATCGCTTATCGTTATAGTGGAGACAACTCTGACGGTTTAGAGTTTGAAGAAAGAATCTTCCAAGTAGGATATGAATCTTTCTCATACGGAAAAGCTGAAGGTGTTGACTTAGACATGGATTATGAATGGTATAACATTGGTTTACCTTTCATCTCATGGGCTGATGTCAGCTTAGAACTTGGAGAATGGTCTGATGGTAGAGAAGTCAAGATGTTAAAAGCTGACTGGTCTTTATCTGACAGCATGACTCTAGGATTACTTGTAATGAGTGATGTTAAAGAAAGTGAAGTTGAATTTGGAGACGCTGTGTCTTTACATTTCACTCATAAATTTTAAGAATTTATAATAATGGCTGGGAGACTATTCGACAAACTTGAACAAGAAGCGTTCAGAGCTGGTATTGCCGCTCGAACAAAAGCTTCTATGGATTGGTTTCAATCTAATGTAAGTAGCATGAATGTCTCTCGAGCCGCTTTAATAAAAGACGGACCGACACGAGCAGGACATCAATACGGGAGAATGTATAACTTTCAGTATGATCCTAAAACAAAAAAACAATTACCATACTATGATAGGTTTCCATTGTGTATACCTGTCCAACCTGCCAAGAAAGGTTTTCATGGTATGAATCTACACTATGTAGCTCCTAATATACGAGCACAATTCTTAGATGCATTAATGGACATAACAAATAATAATCAATACGATAGAACAACAAAATTTAAATTAACATATCAGATATTAAAGAAAGCACAAAGTATGAGATTCTTTAAACCATGTTTTAAACATTACTTATCTGATCACATACAATCAAAGTTATTATTAATTGAACCGGCTGATTGGGAGATTGCAATCTTTCTACCGACTGAATCATTTAGAAAAGTGAGTAAAACAACTGTATGGAAAGAAAGTAGGAATAAATTCTAATGAAAATTAATCAATTCATGTCAGCTCACTTAGACAATATGACTCGTCAAAATAGATACCAGGTAGAACTTCATGGTCCGGGTAATATTAGAAGTAGAGGTATGAGATGTACTAATATTGCTCTACCAGGAAAACAAATAGTTTTTGCTGAGACTACTGAGTACGGTGGTGGTCCAATGAGAAAACACGCTAACAAAGTAGACTATGGTGGCGGACTAGCTACAATGACATTCCTATGTGATCATACATTTGAAGATAAACAACTTGTAGAATTATGGCAATCTAAAATATATGATGAAGGATATGGATATCAATATCCAGAAGACTATTGTGGTGAAGTTATTATAACTCAACTTGGTATGGACGGATTACCTGTGTATGAAGTAAAACTACATGATGCATGGCCACAACAAATTACAGAACAAACACTAGACTCAACATCATCTGAAATACAAACTTTCGCATGTGGTTTTGCATTCAGATCATGGAGTTCAAGTTTTGAAAACTCACCATCAGGATTACTTGGTGGTCTGTTTAAAAAATATAAGAGAAAACTTACAACAAAAGTCAATCGTAAGCTTGACGAAGAATTATTTGGTAACTAAATACATTACATTATTATTGAGGACATAAATTATGGCATTACCCCAACTAGACGCAGTTCGTTATACTACAGAACTACCAGTCTCAAAAAAGAAAGTAGACTACAGACCTTTCTTAGTTAAAGAACAAAAACTATTGTTAATAGCTATGGAAAGTGAAGATGATACTACAATACAAACTTCTATACTTGATTTACTTGAAGCATGTGTATACAATAACGAAGATATAAACTTAAATACTCTACCTATGGCAGATGTTGAATATTTGTTTTTACAAATTAGAATAAAATCTGCAGGAGAGACTGCTGATATTTTATTACCTTGTGATTGTCATGAAGAAGCAATGACACCAATTCAAGTAGATTTAAGAAACGCTGTTTTAAATAGAACAGAAATAAATAACAACATTAATATTACTGATACTATAGGAATTATTTTAACTTACCCAAGCCTTAGTTCCGTTAAAAATGTGTCAGGTGATATAAATACTAATGAAATGTTTAGTATGATTGAGGATTGCGTTGAGTCAATATATGACGGAGATGAAGTTCATACTAAAGATGATTTTGATAGTAAAGAGTTAAAAGAGTTTATTGAGTCTTTGACTACAGATCAATTTGAAAAAGTACAAAAGTTTTTTGAAGACATGCCAAGACTTGTTAACAAAGTAACTTATAATTGTAATGAATGTGATAAATATCATGAAAGAGATTTAGAAGGTATCTCTGATTTTTTCGGTTAAGCCTCTCTCACGAAAGTTTGTTTAATTATATACAAACTAATTTCGCGATGATGCAGTATCATAACTGGAGTCTAACTGAGTTAGATAACATGGTACCATGGGAGCGTGAAGTATATACTAAATTATTAATAAAACATTTAGAAGAAGAAGAGCGTAAAGCTAAACAGAGGAAATAACAATGAATAATCCAAGCGGACAATTTCATGGAGATATGGACAGAAACGAGGTCGAAATTGATCTTAAAAAGTTTATGGCTATGGTCTCTGAGATCGGAGAATTAAAACAAGAGATATTTGAACTAACCCAAGAAGACAGAAAGAACCCATGGCAGAAATGGGTATTCGCTGCTAAAACAATAGATGCTTGGAGAATCATACCAAGAGCATTCTTAGGTATCTATATGTACTTACTATACTATGCAACATTCTGGTTTATGGATTTAACAGATCCATCTATCGAACAATCAGGTTTAATATCTGTATTAGTCGGAGCAGGAGCAGCATGGTTTGGTTTGTATACATCTAGTGCAGCTAAAGAACACGGCGACAGTAACCCTAACTAAGAAATTAAATGGCAGACGAACCAACCAATAAAGGTCTTACTTCCGAACAAGCTGAGTCAAATAGATTAGCTGCTCAAGGAAATGAGTACGGTAAACAAGAAGTAGATTTAGCGAATAAATCTTTCGCTTTACAAAGAGCCGGTTTAGGTCAAATCGGTGCTAGGATGAGAGAAATTAATGCCGAAGTTGAAGAAACAAAAAAAACTCTAGCAGAAAAATTTACTGAAGGATACAAAAATACTTTAGAAGGTCTTACTAAGAACGCTCAAATTTTTGGTAATACTGGTAATGCTTTGAAAGAAGATTTTGGTAAACTACAATTAGCGTTCGCACCACTTACTTCTATTCCTGGTATAGCTACTGCAGCTGCTCTAATCAAAGGTATTTTAGCTAAAACATTACTGTTTTTAATATCGTCTGAAAAACGACAAATGGTTCGTGATAAATTTAAGAAATTCAATGAAAGAAGAAAACAACTAAATAAAGGTGTTCGTGTTAATAAACTTATGCAGGATAAAGATGGTCCTGGTGCAGGTAAAGTTAGAAACTTATTTCTTTTAGGTCTAGCTGGTGTGACTTTAGCATTTAAAGGATTTCTCGCTGGTCTACTAAAATCTATTGGTCAATGGACTAGACTAATAACCTTCGGTAAATTCGGCAAAATGTTTGAAACTGGAGCTGCAAAACTAGTCAAATCTTCTGCTTTAACTATTAAGAAATTTACTGATAGATTTAAAACTTTCGCCAAAAAACTTGTATTATTTAAAGATGCTAGTAAGACATTTACAGCCATAGGAAAAACTCTAGGTGGTGTACTAAGAATGATTACTAGATTTGCTGCTGGAATAGGTAGACTATTTTTCCCAATACAAGTAATTATGACTGTAATAGATGGTGTGAAAGGAGCTATGGAAGGGTTTAATAAATATAAAGACTCAAGTTTTATAGGTGGTCTATTTGCAGGACTTGCTCAAGGTATAACTGATATGATTGCGTTTGTAGTTGGATTCCCAATAGACTTAGTTGCATCTGCTCTCACATGGATAGGTAAAAAGCTTGGTATGGTTGATGCAGATTTTGAAATGCCATCATTACAAGATGCAATTTCAGATGCAGGATCTATAGTTATAGACTTCATAGCTTCATTGCTTCAATCTGCAAAAGACTTTATCACTAATTTTGATTTTAGTGGTATGGTTTCTAAGATGGGATCAAAATTATCGGCTATATTCAGTGCAATATCTAATTTTCCTTCGGCTGTGGGTAAAGCAGCAATGGCAGCGTTAAGTAATCCTTTTAGTGCGTTTGAAACTTTTAAAGAAACTTTTGCCGAACAAATGGCCACTCCAACTACTGGAGAACCTGTGGCTGCTAATGTAGCTAGTAGTGGTGTAGAAGAACAATCTGAAGCAACTGCTGATGCTAAAACAAATGCTAATGCTGAAAGTAATACTAACAACGCTGTAGTAAATACAACTGTTAATAATACTGCTGGTAAGAAAGTTATCACTACGAAAGCTAATCAACCAGCTGATGACTTCGGTTATAGATTAGCGTATAGTTAATGGTGAAAAAACTGGCCCCTCTATCCCGCCGTTAATTCCGATATCTCCTGCCGCATAGATATCTTTCCTCATTGATTGTCAAGAATCCCCATTCTTAACCGTCCCGTTCTTTATTGAAAATAAAAGAACTCATGACCTGACACGAAGGTCATTCCCATATCTTTGAATCAAGTTATAGTATTTATAACTCTCTTACTGATCGTTAGCAAGTTTTTCAAAATAACTCATAGTAGAATCACTTGAGTCTGTAGAATTACTTACTGGAGTTGGAGTATCAGCCCAAGGCTTTGCTTCTGCTGTTGCTGTCAAACCACTAGTGTTATCATCTGCAATTGTCTCAGCTGTCGCTGTAGATACTTCTACACCACCTAATCCTAAAGCTCTATCTAATTGTGCTTTTAGATCATCATAAGATTTGAATTGATCTGGTGCAATTAGTTCTGCTAAAGAATGTTGTTTGTTATAAAGTGTTTCTAAAACAGAATCATCTTCTGAGATAGGAGCAGGATTAGCAAACTCTGATTTATCATAGTTCCAGTAACCATCTACTTTTCTAACTTTAAGTTTAAAGTCAGCACCTTCCCACATATCAAACGGGTTGACAGGTTTCTCATCTTCAAACTGAGGTTGCATTACATCTTTGACTTTCTCAAAGATTTTTTTACCAAAACGATAAAGCATTACTTTACCTTCGTTCTCAGGATGAGTTGGATCTGAGACAACAAGAACATTCGCTACATAGTGTAGTCTTCGTTTTTGTTTTCTTGCTTGATCCTTTTGAGCTTCGTCACCACTATTCCATAGAGTAGTATTGTACTCTGAGATCGGACAATCTTGACCTAGTGTTGTTAAAGATTTCTCAATTAACCAACCACCTGGACCTTGAAATCCATGATCCCAATATTGGATCCATGGTAGTTCTTCTCCATTAGTTGCTGGTAAGAAACGAAGTACTGCATACCCATTACCAGATTTATCTAGTTCAGGTTTCCAGAATCTATCATCTCCATAAGATTTCTTTTCCGAGGACTCGGCTTCTAATGCGGTTTGTAGTTTATCGAAGCCACCGCGACTTCTTTTTAATTCATTAAATGACATTGTATTCTCCTTGTATATTTAATTGTATTATTTTATTATTGTATCCACTTTATTCATTATGTAAAACTATTATATTCTAAAGGATTTTTATTTCCTTTATAGTATATAGTATAATTGACATCTTCAAATCTGTCAATAATCTTTTTTATCTGTGCTTCCTGTGTTCCCAATAAAGAGTTAGGATCACTAGTACCAACCCTCAAGCGAGAAGTTTCTTTCTCTCTTTTGTAGGCATTAGTACCAGCATAGATATTCTGATAAGTATCATCTTGAAAGTTCCATATCGAATCGAAACCAACTAGACATACTTCATCAAAACCCATTATAGAAGCCTGAGCCATAGCTTGACTTCCCGCAAAGAAGTTGACACTAAATCTAGGGTCTTCTTCTGTACCTTTCATATTCTGTATTTGCCATGAAGGATTAACTCCTATCACATGAACTTCCATGATCTCTGAGATATCATCTTGAAGTCCAAATATCCAAACATTATCGTGTCTTTCTAAATCAGATTCTTTAATACTGAATGAAGGATCGAATCCCATAAGAATCATTTCTTTATATTCTTTTGGAACAGGATCAAAATCTGGAAAGATACATTTATGTTCTTTCGGATAATCAGATTCACAAATCTCTTTGATGATAGTAGAATCTCCTGACACTAAGTAATCAGCAGGGTAATCTCTAAACAAAGCATTACAACCAAAGATTGTACCATCTAAAGTATCTAAGTCTAATCCTT